CTATCGTTGTCTGTACTGTTGTAACGTTTTCAGAAATAGGGCTGAACAGCTCTGGCTGCGTTAACTCTTGCAGCTTTCCAATAATGGCATCTACCACGCCAGTGATTCCGTTTTCATTGAACCCAGCGGTCATGTCTGCAAATAAATCTGAAATTGTATTTGCCGCCGTTTGAATCATCGGAAGTAAAGCAGTCCCAATGGTAATTTGAAAAGATTCAATCGCACCCTGCATATTCTCAATTGCACCGCCAACGCCATCTTTCATCTTTGCCGCTGCTTCTTCCGATGCACCGTCACAATTTTTCAGGCTATCTGCCATTTTGTCAATCGTTCCCGGCGTTGCGTTCATCATTGCTTGCAGTCCGGAAAGAGATTCTGTGCCAAACATCGTTGCGAGTGCCTGTTCTTTTTCTTCATCGGTCAAATCCGCAGTGGCTGTCTGTAAATCAGATACAATCGTACTAATGGATTTCATTTTGCCTTCGGAATCGTAAAAAGAAATACCGAGCTGCTCCATCGCTTCTCGTGCTTCGTCTGTTGGTTTGGACATAGAAACAAACATTGCACGCAAGGTTGTACCGGCTTGAGAACCTTCTAACCCAGCATCTGTCATAACACCGGTTGCGGCTGCTAATTCCTCCATGCTAATTCCCAAAGAAGATGCTAACGGTGCAGCATATTTGAACGCATATTGCAAGTCGGATACGCCAGCGGCAGATTGATTCGCAGACTGTGCCAACACATCTGCTACATGGGTCGCATCACCAGCACTGTCTCCAAATGCGTTCATTGCGTTGGAAACAGTATCCGCTACCAAAGACAAATCTTCTCCAGAAGCTTCCGCAGCAGAGATAATCCCAGGCATATCAGCGATAATCTGGTTTGCATCGCTGCCCTTTGCTGCCATTTCTGTCATGGCTTCTGCTACTTCGGAGCTGGAAAGTGAAGTGCTTGCACCCAGTTCCAATGCAGATCCCCGAAGGGCTTGCAGTTCTTCATCCGTTGAACTGGAAATTGCTCCAACTTTTCGCATTTGCGTGTCAAAGTCAATCGCAGAATCCGTTGCTTTTTTTAGTCCAACTGTTGCCAATCCAGCGGCTGCCGTTTCTACGGCGGTAATTTTTCCGCCAAGGCTGCTCAGATTATCTCCAGCCGATTGCAATCCGCTGCCAATGGATTCTGCCGATTTTCCAACAGATTCCAACGCCTTACTTGCCTTATCGGAAAGGTCAGAGATGGTATTTAATGTGCTTTTGGCAGTAGAAACAATGCTTTTTATCGCATCAGGGACTTTAGAAGCCGCTGATTGAATTGCAGAAAATGCGGATTGGAACACGTGTTCTACAGTTCCGGCTACCGCAGATGCAAACGGCTTAATGGCGTTAATTTCTGCTGAAATAGTCTGGAATGCCTTGGATTCAGAAACCGTTCGCTGAATGGAATTTTTGAGAGCTTCTATTCCCGTTTTCGCCTTTTCTGCTGTTGAAGATAAGATTCCAAGAGCCTTATCTTTTGCCGCTTCTGCTAGTGACTTCATCTGAGATGCAGCAGACTGAATTGGCGAAATCAGCTCTTTCATTTTCGTTTCCAGATTTTGCAAAGCAGTTCCGGCAGCACTGTTTTGGAATGCTTGCATCATCTGCTCTATTTGCGTTTTTATTTTTTGAATAGTAGGAGATGCTGCTGTCCATTGTTGAAATCCATCAGCAAGAGCGGCAATATCTTCCTTTGCGGATGCTGCTGCCGTTTTCACAGGTTGCATGCTGCTGCTAAGCTTTTCTGCCATGCTTTCCGCTTTTTTTGTTACGGTATTGATATTGCTTACAAAACCTTTGATGTCCGCTGTAATTTTCGCAGACAGCGTATAATCTGCCATACACTCACCCCCTCGCTACTATTTTTGCAATCGAATCCAAAGAGCCGTTCAGTGTTACCTTGCACTGCGTTGGGTCATCCAGATGGATTTCCAATTCTTCAATCGTCATCCGTTCGTCAATCCCAAGTGGCGTATAAACCACTTCCACTTGAAAACCAGCCTGCAAGCACTCCACACCATCTTCCACTAGTCCCAAATCTACTGCGGATACGGAAAAAGTTGCTTTGGGTTCTTCCAACGCCAGTACATGGGCAACCACGGCTTCTCGTTTGGTATATTTATCTGGGTTATTCTCGCTAAACGAGAAGTTCACTTTTCGGACAATTGGTCCGTATTTGTTCAGCAAATATTGATTGAAAGCTCGTGATGCTGGATATTCACGATTTGACATATAATAATCTCCGAACTTCCCGCCGGTGAACCAAACAACGAGATTGCTCGGTGTAATTTCCGTATCATTTCCACCATAAAAACTGAATGCTGCGTATGGCTTTATATCTATTTTTCGGTTGCCATCACTATCGAAGTCGGATTCCGTCGCCTCTGGATAAATCATTGTTTCCGTAGCGTCCGATTCTCCAGTAGTGTTATCCGCATTAGAACTCGACACTGGAACAATTCCAGTATAAAAATCTTCTGCTATATAAGAAGAAGAAACATCTGTGATATTGCCGCCAAGTTCCAGCTTTTGTGTCTTAATTGTATGATTGCTTGGGTCTCGATAAGCGTACCGAATGCAGCCAGTGTGCAGAACGTCTGTCAGTGGTTCTTTTTGCGTGTATGGGTCTACAACTTCTGCTTGAAAATTGCCGCCAAAATAGTCGATAATTCGAGACTGTAATAGCTCCATTGCTGTTTCTGCTTGTGTCCAATATCGTACAAAAGAAATGTTGTCTATGTAGTAAAATCCGTTGCCATCTGGTTTCAAAACTTTTGTTTTGCAGGCAGAATCTTCATAGACCACGCTACTCAGATAATATCCGTTATTGTAGTCCACCTGCGGGACGCAAACTTTAGCACCTTCTGGAATTTTCGTTTCTTTGTAGAGAATTTTTTTGCCGTCATAGCTGTACCATGTTCCGTTTCGGAACACGGTGCTTGCGTCTGTGTTTGCATCTACTGCTGCTGTATAGCATTGATAATCCGTCCAGAGGGAGAATACAAGAAAATTGATAAAATCTGGGATACTGTTATAAATAGAGGGATATGGCTTTGCAACGCATACCGTATCATTTAGCATTCCCAGAACGCCTTCGCAGGTGTATGTTCGATTCCCATACAAATCTCGCTCTACTTGTGTCGGTCGTCCAACCCATATCACATTTTCACCCACAGTGTCTTCATCGTGCCGCCGCACATTATCAGATACGACAGTAACCCAGCACTGTAAAACCTGTAGTACTCGTTCATCGTCTACTGGGATGGTAAAAGTAAATTTGCCTGCTTTGGTTGCACTCGTTTTCAAAACCGCATCTTTCAGAAAATAGCCATTCTTCGGGTCAAACAGTGGCAATCTCGGAATAATTCCGTCCCTGCAATTTTCAAATGGAAAGTAATAGGCTGTATACATTATAACAACCTCCTGCATCTGCATAGAATTGCAATTTGGCTTCCGGCAGTGCCTCCGGTGATTGTAACCGTCACGCTGCTGTTGTGCTGTAAATAAGAGCTGATAGAAAACACCGCTTTCCCGTTTGCTTCTTCGATTTCTTTAGCAGTTCCGTTGATGGTTACCGTGCAAGGAAATTCTGCAATGACTGTAACCTCTCCATAAAGTCCACCAACCCTGCCATTCGGAGCATACAGTGTTTCTGTAATTTCTCCAGATTCGCTCAGTGTCAGTGCATCCGGAAGGCTTCCGGAAAAATCGGTCGCATCCCAAAGGAATCCCTTTTGCAATGGAAAATTATCATAGCAATACGGCTCTATATCGGCGGAAATGGTGAAAACAGCATGCTTGGCATCTTCCATGGTGGAATCTACGGTGCAGCGTCCACGATAGGCATAGCTGGAATTGCTGTCTGCAACAATGGTACAAACTTGCCCGTGCAACTCTTGCCGGATGTTTTGATAGAGCTTGTGCCATTCTGCCATCGTACAAGCTGCCACAAATGTTGCAAATAGCGTTGCATTCTTGTAAACCGGAGAGCCAGTCAAAGCTTCAGAATAATCCAGTAACCCGTTTCGCCCTGGAATATCTACGGTAAATGTTTCTACTTCTGGGGCAGTGGCAGAAAAATCCGTCCAATATAGCCCCAATCCATAGCCACCATTGGTTCTTCCAGTGTAGATGCCAACGTTCGCTTCTGCATAAGGCTGTTCTGCACTGATATATTGTAATTGATGGGATTGAATCCACCGAATTCCGGTTTTTCGTTCCTCGATACCATAAAACTCCAATCACGACACCTTCTTTCGTTTCCGCCCGTTTGCTTTGTAAATCGCTTCTACCCATGCCGTTCCTTGTGCTGCATCGGCTTCCAGAACCTGCTGCACGAGCTGTTGCTGTCGTTCTTTGTTGGTATGCTTCGGCTGCTTTTTCCAGAGCTTCTGCGGCTTTTTACCCTTTTTCCGGAACGCATTGGAAACTGCATTTAGAACCGCACCTGCCAAAAGGTTGGTATCTGCTACGACTTTGTTTTCATACGCTTTTAAAATCAACGCCCGTTCCGTTTCGGTCAGGGCGTTGTAATCTGCTTTGGAATAGCCGAATTGTACCGCAAAAAAAGCGAAATCTTGGCTTTTTCGGAACTGTTCCGCTTCTAGGTCAGGCTTTTCTTTACTGGTCGGAAAATATTCCCATTCCACCAGCCTTACCGGAATAAAAAACCGCAGTCCTCCTGAATCTGTTCCAGCGTTGCTGTAAACAGTGTACCATATCCAACATCCTGTACCTGCTGCTGGGCAAATTCCAGAGCCTTCTTGATAGGAGCATAGTCCCCTCGGTCATCTGACAAGCCGTAAGCAAACAGCGTGCAGAGTTCGGAAATGGTTGGATATTTTCCATTTGTGATGGAAACCATCACGCCAGTAATGGCATTTCCAAGTATCTTTTCCAACTGCTCCATTCTGCCGATGGTGTAATGCAAGTGATATTCTTTGTCTTTGATAAAATAGGTTTGCATAAGTTCCTCCTTATTCCGTTGTCAAATCTTCCGGCATATCCGTTACCTTTGTAGCATCTTCCGTGGAGAGATTTGTTAAGTCTGTTAAAGCACCGTTGCCAGAAAAGCTCAAAGAATAGGTCATGCTGTCATCGTATGGAGCTTCCAGCGAATAGTCTGTAATGCAAGCCAGACCGCCAAACAGCGGCTTTTTCTCCTTGGCATCAATGACCTTCAAGCAGACCATATCGCCGTTCTCAAAATATTGCCCGAGCAGCTTGTGCGATTCTGCATTCAGAATGTAAATACCATCGTTGTCAATCGACCATTCTTTCATGCCGGGAATCTGTTTTTTCCAGCCGCCTTTTGTGTCTTTGCTGGACACTTCCACCGTGTCAGCACTGCGGTTAATGGTTAAATTCTGCTGCCCTGAAATTGCAAGCAGCTTGGAACCGTCTGCGTTGTAGATGCAAAGCAGAATGTCCTTCCCGGCTTTTGCCGCATCTTCTGAAAAATCACAGTAAAAATTGTTATCATAACTTGACATCGTATTTCCTCCTAAATCTTACATTTCAATCCATAACTCACCATGATTTCATAGGAAATCACGGCATGATATTCGTTTGTTTCGTCCTGCTGCAAAGACTGCACACCGGTTTCTGTTTGCAGCACCAGTGTAATTCCGTCCGGAAGCATGATGGATTCCGTCAACGATTCTTCTACCGACTGTATCATGCTGTAAATTTCTGTTCTGGCATCGCTCGGTGTTGCAATCGCATGAATCTGTACGGTAAAAATTTCCTTGAACATCGTTTTACTGGAAGCATCCCGTTTTCCGACCATCTCTACAAATAGAAATGGAGAAGGGGTGTCCTTCTCCACAGCATCATAACAAGCATAACCGGTATTTTTCCGGAGATTTTGCAGCACAGCAGCGGCAATCTCCGCAAAGCCGGCTTTTCGCAGCATCATTCTGACCTCAGTCCTCCTTTAGCTCATCTTTTAGCATCTGTTCAAATTGAGGGCGAACGGCTTCTACAGAACGCTGCAAAAACCGTTGCCCCGGAACATAGGAGGCTTTCAGTCGTTTCCCAATCTGTGGAACGAATCGTCCCGGCTGCTGCCGATGCCCATATTCTACATGGGGTGCATAGTGCAGCGTGTAGCCGACCGCTCCATTGATGGTAGTATCCGATTCTTTCGGCAATTCAGTTCGGATGCTCTGCCGCAGCTTTCCTGTATCAGCAGGCGTGTTTCTCGTTGCTTCCCGTGTCAACAAGCCAACGGTTCGGTTACAAACTGCAACGAAATCCGATTTTGATTTTTGCTCCAGTGCAGCAACTAACTCTTCTGTTCCGTTTAGAATGATTTTGATTTTCACGTTGTGCATCTCCGTTCTGGGAGGGTTTGATACCATCGTTCCAGATACAACATCCGCCACCGCCCATGCAAATCTTTGATGGAAGTAATCCGATAGTCTTCCGAACCAGCACGCACCACATCTGCTTCTTTACAGCGTGCCAGCGGAGCATCTGTCAACAGTTTTCGCTGCGTTTGGGTAACATCTCGCCCGACTAGCTCCGCATCCTCTGCCGTCCATTCTGTGAATCGTCCTGTATACCCATTACAAGCTGCACAAGGCTCTTGTAATGTAGTAATAGGATTGCCTAAAATATCTGTTCCGGTCTGGATGGCTTTTAAGAGATGAATGGGGAAATAGTGCATGGTTGCTGCCTCCTATCACAAAAAATGAACCGTGCCGCTGCCGTTTTCCGCCGCCTTGGTTTCTCGATAAGCGGTAAACTCATCTTCGTATTCCGCCAGAACATCTTCCACAAACGTAGTGGAAATTGTATCCGCTCCTTCAGAACGAATGCCCTCATAATTCCAACGTCGAAACAGCTTGACCACGACTTCCGCTGCAATCGGTTCTAACATTTCCGGCAGCGTTGTTTCTCGCACTCGCAAGCAGATTCGCAAGCTTGCAATATCGCAAAGCTCTAGCAATTGCGGTGTGTTCTCCGCTTTCGGTTCATCCTGCAATCGAATCTGTACCCGCTCCAGTAGCGTCATGCTTACGCTCCAGTCGTGCCAGCAATCGTGCCAACAATGACGCCGTCCAGCCGCTCTGCAAACAGTACAGACCCCGTTAAAATCGTGGTCTCATAGTTTGCACGCGTATAATCTGCGGTGTGGGTAATGCCAACCAGTCCTGTTGCATCTGTTGTAAAGCTGAATGCCTTGTTGATTTCCCCGCCGGAGATTGCCGGATATGCCAGATTCAGGTTATCGGCAACGGTTGCATAGAATGTTCCTGCCGGAACACTGGAGTTCGACATGACTTTGACATCCAAAAATGTCTGGAAATACGTCATGCCAAAAGCAGTCTGCGTGGTAATGTTGGTCTGCTCCCCAAGATATTTTGAAATATCCTGCGGATTTGCAATCACAATCACGCCATCGGTTGCATCATTCTCAAAGAGTACCTGCAACTTTCCCCAAGCATCTGCTACGGCGGCTTGAAAGCCAGTGCCGGTTGCTGTACCAGTACCAGTTGCCAAAAACGTCACCAAAGAGGAGCGAATGTTGCTCTGAATCTGTTTCAACAACTCATTGTCTGCCTGCGAAACCGCAAGGTCAAAGCCGCTGCGTTGGATGGCTTCCAGCGTTACTGCCTTCCGGTACTTCTTGTAAGCCAGTTCATAGGTATTTGCCAGCTCTACTTCCACCTTGGACAGCGGAATCAAGTCGCCTTCTGCAACGTCTCCATTCGCCATGGTTACCTTGTTTTTGTATACTTTGATGATAGAACCGTTCGCCATTGCCGTACGTCTGGTAATGCCGAGAAGTTCCTGCAATTTCTGGATGCCATCGACAAAGCGATTGGTAAAATCAATCGACTGTGCCTTGGCAAAATCGGTGGTCAAATTGGTATTTGCTTGTACTGCCATAATAAATTAACTCCTTTACTCAAATAAATTCATGTTGTCCCGAATCGCCTGTAACCGTTTTCCTTCATCAGGAATGGCGAAAATCTGTTCTTTCGTCATGCGTCCTGACGCTCCGGTCTTGGGCGGTTCGCCCTTTAAGCGTTCCTTGACGGCGTTTTCTACCGCTTCTGTAAACAGCGTTGCAAAAGCTTCCACCTGTGTTTTGGTGGTCTTTGCGTCCTCTGCAACCACGGCAGCTACCAGAGAATCCGGCAAATGAATGCCTTTTTCGGATAGCATTTCCCGTGCGGTTTTCTGCATTTGTGCCGCTTCCACCTGCTTTTGCAGGGCATGGAGCTGCTGCTTGTAGGAATCCCGCTCCGTTTCTGCTCGCTGCTGGTCGGTCATTTCTGATAGTTTCTTTGCTTCTGACTGCCGCTGCTCAAAGCCTTGGAACGCTTCCGCAATCATCTGCGAAACCGCTTCTGCGGTCAAAGTAGAAGGCTCCGTTGCCGGTTCTGTCGGCGTAACAGGCGTTTCGGTTGTTGTAACCTGTTCTGTACTGTCTGCCATTATGATTCACTCCTTTCAAATACCTTCCGCAACCCTTCCAGCGTTTGGACGGCTTCGGTTCTAGCCTGTTCTCTGCCATCATCATCCAGAAGAATCAAGCAGGGAAGGCGTTTCACATGGTGCTGCCGTGCCATGGCATTTCCGCCGTACACATCATCTGATCGGAAGGTGTACAACGGAATGCCGGTCTGGGCTGCATATTGCTCTGCCACCGGCTGCATTTGCTTGCAGGGCGGGCAGTAGTTCGCATGAAAAAAGAGAAGCTGCATAAGATTGCTCCTTTCTGTTTTCGGGTATGAAAAAAGCACCTGATTGCTCAGATGCTGATTTGTTGATAGAAAGAACGCCGTACCCACAGGCTTGTTTGTTCTTGGTTTCCGTCCCTCCGCCAGTTTTTGCCCATGGTCGGGGCGGTGATTAAAGTATGATATTTTCGATTGCTGCACGGGCTTCCAGAGCGGTGATATAGTCTGCCATCGCTCTAATCTGCAAATCATAAATGCTTCTCGGGCAAGTTGGATAAAAGTTTAGCTTTCCCTTGTCCCATCTGGCAAGCATGCATTTCAGCTTTCGATACCGGATAGCCACCTGTATATACTCCGCCTTAAAGCGTTCCTTATAGTCTGTGCTGCCCATCATACTTACTGTATCTTTCAATTCTGCTGGTTTGCTTGTTTCCATATTTTTCTCCTTTCGGGCATGAAAAAAGCACCTCAGAGAGATGCTTTTATAAAAATGATTCTTTTTTGTAAATATTCTGTTCTTATAGTCTTCCAATTACAGCACCAAGAAGAATCTCAAATGGTTTCCCAAGAAATTCCTTTGCTTTCTGCATCATGCTGTTTTGGGACAAATATTCTCTGCCTGCTTTCGTAATTGAAAACGTACCGACTTCTAAAATCTGTTCCATATCCTTTGCGGCAATGTACTGAATGCCAGAAACATATCCGGATTCAATCAATTCTCGCATAATTACAAGCCAGTATGTTCTTGTAATATGGAACAGGCGACATTCCCATGCAACATCTGCAATCGATGTTTTTCTTCCGGATTTCAGGCACTCATATAGATATTTGAGAATTTTGTACATGATAATTTCCATATCATCTTTCGCCATATAATCACCTCAAAATTTTACTTCTTGTTTGTGGTTAAGCGTTGCAGTTGATTTTCATAGCATGTAAACAAAGGAAAACGCTCGCCATAACCGCCTTCTTGTTTTCCTTCTATATCACTTTCAACTGTAATTATTTTCTTACCTTTTATCGTTGTAATGTCCACAATTGTGCCAGGAATATTCTTTTCTTTTATTAAAACTTTTTCAAATAATTCAAACATGTTTTTTCCCTTCTCGATGAGCTGTAATCAATCGTGGCTTACTTTCTGAATTATCTTTTTTCCAAACTACTTTAAAATTTCTCTTTTTTGTTACTCCCAAATCCATATACATACAAAAATCAATAGAACCATCTGGCTTTTCTATGCGTGCAAAAGCTGTTTCCATATTGAAATTCAATGCGATGTCATCGAAAAGCAACTCATAATCATCAGGTGTATAGCCAACATCAAAAAATTCTTTTGAATGCTTCGCACCTGGTTTCAACAAAAACTTTTTTATTTTATCTGGATGAATCTCAAATCTTTCATCTGTTTTTATTATACCATCTTTCTGCGTATCTGTCAATAAAATTGCATCTGATTTTCCACTTCCAGAATCGGCGTTCAACCGCCTCTTTATCGTCGCCAAATCCTCGACCACCGGCATAACGGTACATCTGCACCAAGGGTGCATCGGTGGGAAATTCAAGCCGGCATTCCGTTTGCTGATTTCAAATGTCTGTCCACTCAACGCACGGCAAGTTTCACAGGTGCGGTGGTCTTCTACACAGAGATATTCATAATGCGTATAAGCTGCATTCCGTTCAAATGGTCGAATTTTCGCTTCATTGGATAAGTACGTATCTTCTGTAAAAACCAGCCGTTCTGCTTGCTTCTGCGATGTATTTTCAAACTTCTGCTGCAAGATTCTTGACATGGTCCTATAATCTTCACCACGAATCAGACCGTTTGCAATCTCGTTTTGTAAAGTCTGTGCTAAGGCTTCTCGGTTTGCCCAAATCCGTTCAGAAAAATCTTTGCCATTACACCAAGGATTTCCAATCACAACTTGCAGCATCTCGCTATCAATCCGGTAAAAATTCGTCCCGAATCCCAACTTCTCCGCTGCATAGTTTGCATATTTCAACACCTGTTTCTCAAAGTGTTCTCGAAATTTCGTTTGCTCAATCGCTCCGATTTTCAACTGCTGCAACACGCTGGAAGTTTGTAAGCCTTCCAAGCGGTTCAGTTTGTAAATGCTTTCCCGAACAGGGAGCAGTTCGGCAAACTCTGGATATTGCTTTGCAAATTCATCCATGTTTTGCAGCAGCAGTTGCTTGTCTGCATCCGGTAATTCTAGCAGCAATGTTCGGAAGGCAATCACATTCTCTTCACCATATTTTGCATAGTACGCTGCGATTTCTTTGTCCAGTGCTGCATATTCCTGTTCATAGTATTTTGATAACTCCGAGAAGAGCTGCTTTTCGTCTTTGCTTAAAGAGGCATCCAATTCTTGCAGCCGCTTGCTCCAGTAGGTATCACTCTGCATCGCCTGTCACCCGCTCCGCCTGTAACGCATCCGCCGCCTCACCGCCGTTCTCCAAGTCGATTTTCTCCAGTTCTGTCTGTGGGTCATCCACCGCAGAAATGACAGAAAGCTGTGTTTCCTTGGATGTGATCCCTGCCATCTGTGCAGCAGTCTGGGCTTCCTCCAGCAGGTTCTTCGGGGCGTTTTGCGTAAAGCGGTAAGTAATTTGCATCCAGTCATCAGTCGCCAGTTTGCTGGCTGGATGGGCGGCAATCAGTCGCCAACGCTGATTCATGGCACTGGCAAACTTTCGGCTTTTTGCAGCTGCTTGGTTTTTCATCGGCTGTAGTTTGTACGCCAACGCCGTGCCGGAACTGCTGCCGAAGGATTCATCCGAAATATTTGCAACCATGGACTGTGCAAAAATCTGGTCTTCCAGCCGGTTCAGCAAGTTTTCCTGCGTAGCGTCCGCGGCAGGCTTTTGCAGGAATTCGACCCGAATGGCGTTTATATCGTCCGCATCCATCGGCGGCACGTGAATCACACGGTCGCTGCGAATGGTATGCAGATTTTCTTCGTCCACCTGCAGCCCCATCAGCAGCAAATACGCATCCGCAAAGTAATCCACATCGTTGGCTTTTTCTGAGATTGCCTTTTCATACGCCGTGATAGCACTTTCCACCTGTTCAAATGTTCCCTGCCGCTCTTCATTTTCAATATATTCAATCAGCGGAACGCCGCCGAAGTAATGCGGCTTCGGGTCATCAAACCGCAGTCCGTCCCCCGCATCTGAGAACGGAATTTCTTCCGTTTGGCTGTAAACACTGCCCATCAGGATGTTATCCGTTGCCCGGCAGTATCGCACCCCGTACAAAGGTTTTCTTGCAACGGAATCATCATAGACAACAAAGCATTCCAGCGGGGAAAGATAGGTTGTGCAAATGTGGGCGGTTTCGTCTGTGTAAAGCAATTCAAACCCGTTCCCGTAAATGCTGCAATATTTTGCAAGTTCATAGTTGTTGTCGTCTTGGTCGTTGTACTGCTGAATGGCTTCCAATGTTTCTGCAACGGCTGCATCTGGGTGCATGGTTTTGACAGGAATCCCGATAAAATAGCCGTTGAAGGTATCGACAATGTATTTTGCAAAGTTGCAGATAATGCGGTTGTCCGGCTTCCACGGTTCTTTCTTTGGCTGCAGCTGAATGGGATGCCGTCCCTCGTACAAATCTTTCAGATATTGCAGCCGTTTGCAGTCCACTGTGTGTTGCTGTAACCAGTATTGCAGCTTTTCGATGGTCATTGGTTCATCAGGGGACTGGATGTAGTAAAAAGGTCGCCGATACATCATGTTCCTTCTTTCCGGTTAAAATTTTCCAACTCTGGTTGGTTTTGGCTGCTCTCGCAGGATGGTGGATACAAAATAACGGATGTCATCCATGGCATGGTCATTTTCTTTAATGGGGCGATCTTGGCTGCTGGATTCGTCCCAGCGATAAAGGGCGAACTCCCGAAAGCTGTTTTTGCAATCCGGAGAAAACAGCAGCTTTCCTTGTTCCAGAGCAGCCGCCGTTCGCCGGATGCCCTCGACCACATCATTTTTTCCTTTTCGCACCAAAAAGCCTGCCTGCCGCAGTTCTGCAATAAAGCTGGCAGCGGACGGGTCAACAATGACTGCCGAAATGGACTTCCCAGCGGTCAACTGCTGAATGCTCTGCAAATATTGCGTATTGGTACGCTGTCGCTTTTGTTCTCTGCCGCTGTAATAATACTCAGCGACCCGATAGGCAGTTGTTCCATCATAGCACCACAGCCCTGCAGAAAAGGCGTTTAGTGTGCCGTAGTCAACGGAAACATACCATTCTCCCTGCGGATGCGGCAAAGATTTGACATGCACCGCCTTGTCAAACATCGGGTAAATCAGCCCTTCTGCAACGCACCATTCGCCCAAGATAAAGCGGCGATAAAACACGCCTGTATATTCTGCTTTTACCGCAGCCACATACTGTGGGTCAAGCGTTGTATTGTCTTCCAATAAAAAACGCATGGTCAACATATCCAGTTCAGCCATGCGGTCAATGTATTCTCTTTTCAACCAGTGTTGGGGGCTGTCGGGATTGGTCGTTGCAATCAGCTTTGCACCAGGTACACGCAAACGGGATAGCAGCATAACAAAGAAATCCTTTGGGAACAGTGTCAATTCATCGCAATACGCACCCTGCAGGGTCAGCCCTCGAATTTTTCCTTCGCTGCGTGCATCGTTTGCACCTTCCAGCAGGACCCGCCTGCCGAACAGATAGGCTTCTTTGGCAGAGGTTGAAAAAGAAAAATTACTTTGCCCGAACATGGCTTCCAGCGGAATCAAACAGTTTCGTTTCAACGTGGTCAACGACTTTCCGCACATCAGATACAGCTGATTTTGCGGCATGGTAGCCAGCCAGAACCCCCAGCATACCAATGAAATCCACGTCTTCCCAGAAGAAACAGACCCTTCCAGCAAGTTAATCCGCTGCAACTTCTTTGTTCGCCACAGTTCCATCAATTGCCGCTGCTTCTTCGTGTAAATCATCTTCCGCCCCCTGTTCCTGCATTCCTGCAATCAGCTGTTCCGTCATGCCGTTGCTCGGCTTGTCTTGCTTCGCCGCCTGCCGCTTTTTCAAGGTCAGTTCTTCCCGTTGTACGGTCTTTCCAAGTACGTCCATGACCTTATCAAATGCTTTGGTATCTCGGTCTTCCGTGGCAGCCTGAAACATGGCAACCAGCAGCAGCATTTCATTATCTGCGTCCTCTTCCGGAATGCCAAGTGCTTTCAACAATTCTGTTTGGCTGGCGGTCGGCTGCAGGGAAAGCAGCAACTTCATTTTGGCTTTCATGTCTTTTTTTCTGCGGCGTGCTTCTCCGGACTTTTTGCCACCTTTTCTTGCAATTTCTCTTTGTTCGTTCTCTGTTCGTTCGTCCATCGGAATCAGGTTTTCTTCATTTGCCAACGTCCTCCCTCCGTTTTTCAGGTATAAAAAATGCCCGATGGCGTTACACCATCAGGCACAATAATCTATGTTAGCAATTATAGCACAAACGATGTTGAATGTCAAGCCCTTTCCAAAATTTTATCAAAGGCTTTTCGAACTTGATAGATGGACTGCTGCCGCTTTACTCCACAGATTCTGTTGACAGTATCCCAGGAGTGCCCATGCACATAGTATCCGCAAATCAATTGCCGTTGTAACCTTGTCAGGCTGGATACTGCATGCAAGACTTCACATTTCAGATTCTGATACATTGTCTTTTTCTGATTCAGTTCTTCTTCCAGACGTTCCTTCTTCTCTACGTAGGCTTCTTGGGAAGAAATTGGCTCGCCTCGCCCTCTTGGCATGTCACCGTAGTGCATACCGCTAATGCAGCCGGCACCAGATTCATGCATGTTAATTGCTTTCTGTGCTTTCTGTAGTGCATGTGCAGCGTTACGGCATTGCTGTAATGTTTCTAAAGTCATCCTCATTTCTCCTTTGTTTTCAGCCGAATCTTCGTGAAGTCAATTCTTTGTTTAGGATTTCCGCTGCTTTTTCAGCGTTTTCTTCGGTGTCGAAATAAGGGCCATTAACGCGGCAATTGCAATCATACCAGCCTTCAACAGCCCAGCGGCTGCTACTGTAATCATAATAAAGGCAATACGTTGCTTCTCCGCTTCCAAAATCCGGCACATAGTCTGGGCAGAGCATATCATGCAATTGTTCCAACCGTAACAGCAACCGCATTTTCTTTGCGACTTCCTCGGCACGTTCTTTTGTGCGAAAACAGTTTCCAATTTCAAAATTATGATTATCCACTTCGTCATTTTCGTTCCAATAGCCGCTCGCATAAAAGCTATCTTTGACAAAAAAGTATTGTTCTTCAGTTTCCGGCTTCCACGGCTTCAACTCTTCCTGTTCCTTCTGTGCCTCTGCTTCTTTTTGCAGTTCTTCCAGCTTTTCCAAAAATTTCGCTTTCAGGGCTTCCAGTTTCTTTTCGATGTCGTTCATTCTGATTCCTCCGTTTCACTTCTCCGATTCCATGCGATTCTTGCTTTCACATCATATTCCGCTCCAAAAAAGCAAACATCCGCACCGCACACGTTACAGATAAACATCTGTGTACCTCTCAAAGGTGCTGTCACCTGCTTTACATTCTTATTGCCGCAGAACGGGCATGGCTTCAATCTTGATTGGACTTTCATAGGCTTTCTTCCTTTCTCTTTCTTTCAGATTCTTTCGTTTCTTTCGCTGCGATTAAAACGTAACGGTCAAATTTAAAACTGCCGCAGCCAACCAATAAACCGCTCGTCTGTGGTCTCTATGCCACAAACACACTACCGCTGCACCAACATCCAGCAGTATCATGGCAATGGGTAGGATTTGCGTGGCATTGATTTTGCTCATGTTCCTGTCTTCCTTCCCGTTTTACCAAGCACAAGCCTCTGGCTTCTAAAACCACCTTTTATTTTTCCTCTTGCAATCTCCATTGCATGTACAGATTTGCTATAGCACTCATCACACTGCTTTTTGCCGTTATCAATATCCTTGCCACAGGTTACACAGTGGTAGCCATCGCCAAACATATATCTTGGCAAAACCCCGTTTTCCCGTCTCTTTTCCATATGCCTGTTTGCATCCTGCTTTGCACACATCACGCACATGGCTCTTCCAGATGCTGCCGGCTTTTTTCCGCAGCGTGTGCATTTTCCAGCAGCTTTTCGCTCTGCATATTGTTTTCTTAGCTTTTCGTTCCGTGCTTGCTTTTGTTCTTCTGACATACTGTGATAGTATTTCATATTTCGTTCAACTCTTTTTTCTAAGCATGCAAAGCATTCCTTTCTGTTGGGTGCAGCTTTTTCTTGCCCACAACTTACACAAATCCCATGCTGGGCATACCAATCTTTCAATTCTTTTCCCATCGTCACTGCTTCCATCCATACCACTGCACTTTCAGTTCAGCCGCTCCGATGTTATGTAATCCCCGTAGCTTTTTCACTTGTGCCAGCTTCGCATTCGCCCCATACATCGTTGAATATAGCCATGGTCGCATGATTCCACCATGACAGAGCCGTTGCAACCATGTTCCATTCCCAGGGTTATAGATGCCATACAAGGGCTTTTTCTGTGCATCCATCGACAAAATTTCCGTTTTCCAATCTCCAAAGTAGGAGACCGCTTTCGCCTTTGTAAGCTCTTCTTCTGTGAATACTGGCGGGTTCGTAAGATAAGAGGCACTTTTTGCACTGAGTGCCCGATATAGGGAAGTCGTGCCGATGTGATACTTGCATCGGATAAAGTCCACGGTTTCCCCGTTTCGATAGTCGGCAACTGCTCTTCTCATTCGCTTCTCGCTCCGCTTCCAGTTCCGCACGATAGCGTCCCGAAACTCGCCCCGATGTTCTCTACAGAATCTGTAAACCGTATCGGACGGAATTTCATACCGGTCGCCCAGCTTGGCGATGCTCTCACAATCTACATAGTGTTCAAATGCAATCTGCATTTGCAAATCTTCAGAATATTTCATAATAACCTCCATTATATCGGCTCATCCAAGTTTAAAATCAGGCTTGCATAAGCTTCAGCGTTTTCTGATACTGGTGTTTCTTGTTGCTGCTTTTTTCCTTTGTGTGGCGTTCCCTCTGTTTCACCCCAATATTGCAGTGTCTTTTTCCAATTTCGGATAAAATTCCCGTTTTTCGTCTTCCAATCTCTTTCCGTGTAATAGTCATAAAACTTTTGCACGTCAATCCGGATTTTCTCTTGCTCTGCAAATAACCGGATTTCTTCCAGCGTTGGAGGAAAATTTTGGCTTTCTGCATCTAAGATAGATAGATAGATATCTTCTTTATCTTCTTCTATCTTCTTATTCTGTTGTCGCTGCCCTGTCGCTACCTTGTCATCACCCTGTCGCCACTCTGTCGCTTTGCCTGTCACTAATTGATACTTGTCGTAATTATTTATAGCAAATACGGTAAATTTGTGGTATTTGTACCTTGTCACTTCGCCTGTCGTTTCTAGGTGCTTTATTGCAGTTCGGACTTGCCTTTCTGTCAGCTTCGTTTCCTCTGCCAGAACCGCATAGCTGGAAACCCGACCGCCACAAGGCACGCTGATTCCGTGCCATTGTCTTTTTGCTATGTTGACGGTCAACAGCAGATGCAGAAAGACCGTTTTTGTGTTGATGTCATCGTACCACTCCCAGTTTAAAAGTGACCGATATAGCTTAATATAACCGCTTTCCAGCATCTGGAATCATCTCCTTTTAAAACGGTACGTCCCCATCCCCGAGAATCGTTTGGAAGTCGCTAAGGTCGTCGAGGTCAATTTCCGGCGTTGACTTACCAGCATTTTTGACATCTGCCTCATAGGTATGTACGACATTTTGTGACTGATTGACAACGTCCTGCATCGGATTGCTGTAAGACGGCGTCTGCGGCTCACTGTAAGCCGTTTGCGGTGTGGGCTGGTAGTTTTGCGGTTGGCTGTTATAATCGCTATGTGCGGCGTTCTGGACTGTCTTACTCTCGCCGAAAGTCACATTGTCCGCTTGTACATTCATAGCATAATGTTTAACCCCGTTGTTGTCCGTGTAATCAGCGTTTTGCAACTTGCCCTCTACGATAATCATCGACCCCTTACGGAAATACCGGTTGACAAATTCCGCTTGCTGCCGCCAGCTGACGATGTTGATAAAATCCGCTTTCTGGTCACTGTTTTTGCTGTACTGCCGATTGACGGCAATCCGAAAACTGCAAACAGCAATGCCGCTTTGTGTGTTTCTGAGTTCCGGGTCTGCACACAACCGACCCATTAAAATTACCTTGTTTATCATTGTTTTTGCTCCTTTCGCAGCGGTGCAACCGCTCTTTCGTAGTTCCGATAGTAATAGTAAAAGATTTCCAGCAGCTTTTTGGCTGTATCTTCTTTCCGGACAAATGACACCTGCAAGCCGCACCGATTGCCTGATCGCAGCGACCGCAGAGCGAAATAGACGGTTTCGCCGATACGCTGCACCTTCCGGTTCTGGGCAATCATCTGCTTTTCTGGGATTTCAAACGCCTTTAGTTCTTCTTCTGATGTTACGCCCTCTAAAATCAATTCCATGTGCTGGGCATTCTTTGCAGCTGCATCGAACTCTTTCTGAATGCGTTCCCGGTCGTGGACGAAGTTCCCGAAGAGTTCGTCCACGCTGCCTTTCCGTTCAACGATGCAGGAACGCTCGAAGCACTTCCCATTGATTTCAAAGGAATAATCTCCGAAGTCCAGCTTGCGGCTTTCTGTAGCAATCCCATTTGCATGTAAGTACTGAATGATGTGCTGATTGCATTGCTCTCGGGTGTCGCAGAGGACTTTCACTTTCTTTGCAAATGCTTTTCTGTCTGTCATTTTCCTGCCCCCTTAGATGCCTGAAAACAGTTAATGCAAAGCCCTCTGCATTGCTTGTAAATGTCAATCGGCTGATACAATCGCCCATCCTTGCCCTTTACGGCTTGTATGGGCTTTTTGCAGTTGCTACAGTAAATTTGACGGGGTTGCTGTTGCTTCGCTGTGGGAGCATTTCCGGCGGTCTGGTAAGCGTCTGTATCTGCATCCTTTGCATCGTCAATGCAGAGCAGACCATTTAACGCATACTTTCGGGCATAGCTGGATGCCGTGCCAGTAATCTGACTGGCATCCATGCCTTTCTTGTCGTCCGGCTCTCTCGCAAAGGCGGTCACTGTAATAGCACTGCATCTGCCAGTGGCATCCTCCGCCGTTGCGGTTGCCTTTACATAGATGCGATTGCCAACCATGACAATATCATCCGAACAGTAAATTAAAACGCTGTGCTGCTCTGCAAGCGGTTTGACCGCCTCTAAGATGTCCTCAGCACTGCGATATTTATACTTTCCGAAGCTGTTGTACTGTCCTTTCGGGGCTTTTAGTTCGTTCTGGATTGCCAGCAACCGTTCCGGCAGCCGCCGTTCATCGGGTTTCTGTTCCATCTTCTGTTCGTCCATGCTCTTCACTTCCTCCTTCTGCTAATTCCAACGGGCATTCAAAGCCCACATAACGGGTTGGCTCTACAATGTACTCTCCGGTGATGTTGCAGCGATTCTTGTACTTGTCATACATCTGACAATATGCACATTCGATGTGTGCGACATCGTGAAACGTCACCGGAAAGCCGAATTCATAGTTGACCCGCACGAAAACATACTTTTTCACGCCGGATTCAAACATCTTCTGCGTTCATCTCCCTTACAAGGTCGGCGGCATAGGTCGTGACTGTGACGCTTTCCACCCATTCTGCAAGGCAATCCTCGCAAAGCCAAGCATCATCGTTACCGACAATCCGAATCAGTTTGCTGTCGCCGGACACTTCCGCACCGCATCCATCACAGTAAACATGCGGCACACGCTTTGCACCGCAATTTCCGCACCGTTCGCAGCAGCTGCAATCATTTTCAATCTTTATCATCCGTCACCACATCGCTTTCCAAGAAGTCCAGCTGGCTGAGATTCAGGTCTGATTCATCCTCGACCTGTTTTGCCAGCGTTTGCAAGTCTGCATCTACGAACGCCTGTGCAGCTGCATCCAGTTCGCCAAGAATCCGATACAGCGGCTTCATGACATCGAAATGGTCAGCCTCTTGCATCGGGTCGAGCGTGGTATTATCTGCATGCATTGCTTCCACGCACATGATTGCAACCTTCATTGCGTTCTGTCTTAAAAAAACTTCTCCTTTTTGCATCTTGACTTTCCTTTCTCCCTGTGTTAAGATTGGGATGTGTTAGTTTTTTTATCATCCCTCGTCACTGGTTGCCGCCGGTGCGAGGGTTCTTTTTTGCCCGTTCCTGCAGTAACTCTTTTTCCAGAGCCTCGCATTTCTCTTCTGTCAGTTTCAGTTGTTTCTTCATGGCGTTTCCAAGTTCTCCAACTGTAATTTTGATGGTGTTGTACGTTTCTTCTTCTGACCATCTTTCCGATAATTTCTGATTCATTTTGCGTTTTCGATAACGCTCTTTCGCCTGTGCATCCTGTTCTTTTTTCACCACTTTTCTGCATGCTTCACAGTATTTCAACGCAATGTGGCTGTGATAGCTGTTGTGGTAGATGTCGCTGATTGGTTCGTTGCATCGCAGGCAATACTTGATAACTTGCATTTGCATCCGCTCCCCTACTGCGTTTTTCTTCCTGTTTTTCTCCTGCTTTTCTACCCAAAAAGACGGGTTTTTCCGTCATTCATCGGTAGGTGGGGAAGTGCTGCATCGCTCTGTGCAAACCTCCAGCAGCCGATGTGCAAAGTCGTTGACGACCTCCGGCGGAATGTCAGTCAGTGTGGTATGTACTCGCCGCCCTCTGTTGTCAAAATGAGTAATCTCAATCGGCATACTCTCGCCCGTCTGAATCGCCACAACACTATCATTTATCAACTGATTGCACTGCTCGTACTGCCGGAGATTGCTTTCCATGCGGTCTGCTTCCTCTCGTGCTGCTTGGTAGTCAAATCCAGCTGGAACGGGTTTCAATGCTCTGCCGGAATCCGCTGCTTGCTTGTCCAATAGGTGATTGTGTCGCCGCCAGGCAACCCAGCAGATAGCGGCAGCAATGCCGCCTAAAATCATCGTTTGCATGTAACCATCACCCCATCCTTTTAAAAAGTATCTCGCTTATCGCTTCCGCCACTGGCTTAAAGCTAAACGTTTGATACGGCATGTCTGCTCTGATTGGATAGTTTCCAGAACGAATACCTTCCGGAAAAGCTGTTTCTGCCTTGTTAAAAGCGGAAAACTTTTTGCTGATTCTGCATCTGATGATTTTGCCACTCTCGTCTTTTAGGGTAAGCGTACAAGCGGTTCTTGCCACAATCTCATAAGACTTAAACCAGCTTTTTCCGATTTCGTTTTTAATGCTGTAGGTTTTTCCAACCTTAAATTTAGTCATTTGTGCTTTCCTTTCCTGCATCGCCTGCATGTTAAAAACTGCTTGTCTTCTCGCTCTCTGCCACATCGGGTGCAAAGCCCGTCTGCTCGCCACTTAGCCCGAATGGCTTTTGTTTTCGCCTGTCCTTTCTTCTTCTGCTCGGACGTTAATGCAGCGTACCAGAAGCGATGCCCTGCGTTGATTGCTTCCCGGCATTTCGGGCAAGTGACAAACCCGTCCGTTGCGGAAGCGTTACGGCATCGCACACAAACATGGTGGGCTTTATACCAGTTGTAGCTTTCCAGCAATTCTTGGTTCTTCTTCTGCCGTTGTTCTTCTGGGGTCATTTGCTCACATCCTTGCTTAATTTGTCCAAAATCTGGCGTGCTGCGTCCATCACAATCGCACATTCTACACATCTTCCTTGCTTAGCAAGAGCCATTGTTGTGCCTGCAAACATTGCAAGCGATATTTTGGCAGCTTGTAAAGAATCCATGTTCTCCAGTTCCTCAACACGCCAGCTTCCTTTACCGGGTTCAATCGCTGTTGTTCCCATTTTCCCGTTCCTCCTCTGGTTCAGAGTCCACCTTGTCTGCAATGCTTTTAAGAATGATGCCAGCTGCATAAAAGGCACTCTTTTTACTCTCTCGATTGAGCCCGCTTATGATTTTGACAAATGCACAAATGGTCATTATAGCAGCATCAATTTCTTCAAAACCTCTCACCTCAATGCCGACTGTATCGCCCTTCGGGTTTGTCTTGATAACGATTTTTCCCATCTTTTCGCTCCTCTCTATCATCTTCCAGGAGAAAATCATACTCCCCAGAAGTATCATTCCGAACCTTGTCTGCAAATCCGCAAGCATTCACGCCGAAGAGCATCCGTAGCAAGTCATCCGTTGTGAACTGCATTTCCGGATTCACACGGACGCTCCGAACGACAGGTTTCGCCATTAGCTTCACACTCCTTTTCCTTCTTTCGGTTCTTCATCTCGCACCATGGACAGATGAAAAAACCTGTTTTCTGAATCGGAACGTTAAAATCCAAGTCACACTGCTCGCAGTACATGTATTTGAACCCGTTCCGATACTCAACTTTCCGGCTCATGCTCTGCCATCCGTTCTGGATGTTCTACGAACTCCGGATTCCGTTTGTAGAACTCCACAATCATCATCGCCAGTGCTTCATAGACCGAACGGTCTGCCTGCTCCTTTGCAGGCACAACGCTTGCTTTCATCGGCTTTTCCATGCCATTTCCTCCTTACTTGTTCGCTGTTTCCAGCCGCTTGAATGTTGCACCAGCCATAAACGCCAGCATCAGATTGTAGTCTTCTTCGCTCATCAAAGACAAGCAATAAGCAATCAGTTCCAGTTCTTTCATAAAGTCACCCCCTTTCAAGCCTGTCCCAGAAACAGATTGATGAAGTAAACCTGTCCTTTTCCGGTAACTTTCGGTGTCTTACTGATGGTTGTGTACCCAGTATGTACCACGCTGGTTTCTTTGATTTCCATTAAGCCCTGTTCCATGCTTCGTTGCGTCGGTAGATTGTATTCAGAACCTTTCCGCTTAATCAGATAGCCATTTACCCGCATCCACTCAAACAACCGCCGTTGCCCGATGTCCACGCCGTTTTGCTTAATCAGCTTTGCAAGCTCACCAATCAGGATGCTGCTGCTCGATGCGGTCACGCTGTCGGCAAATAAGACCTTTGGCTTGTCCTGCTCCATCTGCTTTTGCAGGTCGTTGACGGTCGTTTCCAGCTGCTTCATCTTTACGTTCGACAGCTGCAACGCTCTTGCCATGATGGCTTCGGGGCTGTTCCACTTCTCTTCGACGTTGATGAAATACTGCCGCCAGAACTTTCCCTTTTCGGTTCGCTGGAGCATACACAACTCTTTCGCCATGGGGATGGTGATTTGGTGGTCAGTGCGTGGCTTACCTGCTTTGCCATCAACCCTATCGGACAAAAATGTCTGATAGTCTTTTTCTTCTGAAAATCCGTACTCTGTCATCCGCTCAAACCAATGTGGGTAATCGGTTTTCACTTCCAGAGCCTCCCACAGTTCCCGACCCGATACGGTCGGGCGGTCTACGTTCTCGTAGTTGACTTTAATGAGTTCGTCCATAATGATACTTCCTTTCTGGCTTTCGCCGTTGCAATTTACCCTTACGGGCAGTGGGTCGGGATACGCTCCCGACGGGCGTTGTTAGCATTAGGCAAAGAATGAGGTGTTTGCCAATGGCTACGATGCTGCCACATCGTTATTTAAGCAAGTGCTTATCTTATGTTTGCCTGTTCTGCTTTCAGCTGCTCAATGGCTGCAAGCACTTTTGCAGTGTCCGTTTCTGACAGTGGGCGGCGTAGCTTACGGCTGAAATTGCCATCATTAATTCCCAGCTTTTCAGCGATTTGCCACATGTACACGCCTGCATCTTTTGCAAGCTGTTTGATTTCTGCTTTTGTCATTTTTCGTTTCCTTTCTCTCCATATTGCCGATAGGGCATCAGGATGTTATCTTTTCAAGGCTTTTACTTCATCGGAATAAAACGAGTGCCAACCTCTCAAGCCTAAAAAACGGAATCCGGTAAAATCACGTGGCATTTCGACAGGAATATCATAGAAATTCATTCCTGTTCTTTTTTCAATTTCTGCCATGATTTCCTCGCCATATTCCGTGCAATTATCATAGCAATGAATAAATTGTTCTCCATAATAAAGGCTTACATAGGTATTATTTCTTATTGTCAACTTGTATTTTTCCATTTTCGTTCCCTCTCTTTACGCTCTCTTTACGCTCTCTTTACGCTCGCTTAACGCTCGTTTAATGCTCAGGCGAGTGTTAAAAACAAGTGTTAAGCATTCATTCATGTTGAAATAGCTGGTTTACAGAAACATCCGAAAAGAATGTTTCCTGAATACGGATTGCTTCATCCAGTGAAAAACGCAGGTTTCCATTCAGCTTCAGTGTAAATGTGTTTGCCTGCACATCTAAAAGCTGGTAGATATCCTTTTTTGAAATCTTCCGCAGTATGATTTCAGATTCCAGCACCGGATAATAGGCTGTTCCATCTCTCTTCATGCCATCACCACCTTTCGATGTTTTTTTATATGTTAAGTTGACAAAATATGCAAAGCGTGGTATAGTAGTATGGAAGGGAGGTGAATAGAATGGAAACGATAAGCATTATGTTCAAGGGAACTGACATTGGAGAAGTTACATTTGAAAATGTTTCATTTGTGGAATATGGAACTCCCGAAAGTGGCTTGAAAAGAGTAGAAGGTGCTGCTTTAGCCACACACATGTTTGGAACGGGGTATAATTTGTACCACATTATAGGCAATGGCTTGAATGTGACTTTTTCAAGTAATGAAATCTTCTACGTCGAAGTGCAATGCACGCCTATTCCATTTTAAACTTCTTTAGCCTTAACAATTTTCTTAGGCTTAACACTTTTCTCAAGTACCTCAGCTTTCAGGGAAACCTCTAAGCTGGGGTATCTTTTTTCAGCAAAGCTTAAGAACATCATGAAGTCTTTCAGTTCTTCGCAGGTGATTGCGTTGCAAGTTGTGATTTCGATTTTCATCATCTCACCACCTTTCTGATTTAATTTCAGTCCGGCTTTCAGTTTTCTCCTGCGGTTTACTTCCCGTTTAAGTTTTCTGCTGGTCTTGGCTGATTTGGTTTACAACCAATTTTCGTTTCCTTTGTTTTGGCTGTGAGCCAATTATAACACACTTTTTTCTGTTTGTCAACCCCTTTTTCCAAAAAAATATTTTTTATTTTTGGTTGACAGCCACTTTTTTGTGTGATATAATAAATAGCAGATAGGAGGTGATAGTATGGACGAAATGAGTGTAAACGCAAGAATATTAGAGTTGCGAAAGAGTTTGCATTTGTCTCGTGACGCATTTGGTGCAAAAATCGGAGTATCTGGTCATGTTGTGAGAAACTGGGACAGAAATGAAACGAATGCTGCAGAAAAACCACTGATTATAGGTATCATTTGCAAAGAATACGGCATCAACCGGGAATGGTTGGAACATGGAACGGGCGAAATGTATGATGCAAATGCGTTATCTGTAATTGACCAGCTGGTTAAGCAGTACAAGCTGAGTGATACCGCCCGAAAGGTCCTGGAAACGTATATCGGCTTAGAAGAAAACGACAAGCAGGTGATTGACCGATTTGTGCAGAAGATTGTAGAAAACCATCAAGCAGACCAGCCAATCAATCTAAAAGAATCTATGGTTTATACGGTAAAAGTCGCAGCCCGTGGCGGAGAACCGCCGCATACCGAAGAGATGACGCAGGCAGAGCGAGAACGAATTGCGAACCTGCCACGTGTGCCGGATGATTTGTAATGCATAAAAAAACGCCCTCGTGTTACAATAACACAAGGGTGAATTATGCTGAATTATGGAAAATATCAACATGTCAGGAATGCAAGCTGGCAATGCCTGATTGATTGCCACGTGACGGAACTGCCGCTGAAACCCGTGCAGATTGCCGTACAATACCAGCTGCAATGTGTTTATGATGACATCGAACAGGCTGGGAAAGTGACCAATAATGGTATTATCTTGCTAAACAAGAGCCAATCTGTGCAACGGCAGCGTTTTACTGTCATGCATGAACTGGGACACTATCTATTAGGTCATGTTGGCAGTGACCCACGTTTTCGGGACAGCGGTCGCACCGAAGAGGAGCAAGAAGCTGACCGTTTTGCAGTGGGTTGCCTGATGCCGGCTTGTGTGCTGTGGGCGTTGCATGCTACCACAGCGAAAGAAATTGCCGCACTTTGCAATGTGTCCATGCAGGCGGCAGAAATTCGCTCCAGAAGGATGCAAATCTTGCTTGCAAGAAATAAATTTCTGACGCATCCGCTGGAACGGCAGGTATTTGAACAGTTTCAACAGTTTATCAACAATCAGTGAAAAAGCAATCATTCTCGTGAGGTCACGAAAATGAAAAAAAAAGCCGCCCCACGGCGGCAACCGTGAAGCGGCAAGAGGGAACTATTGCTATAATAGTCCAAACCAGAACGGTACTATTATAGCACATTCTCTCAAAAAATGCAAGGAGGAAGTGCAAAATGCAAGCAGCAGCATATGCAAGATACAGCACAGAGCATCAGACAGAGAGCAGTATTGCTTACCAGATGCGGAAAATTGAGGAGTACTGCAATGACCACAGTATCACAGTAATAGCCCGGTACACGGACGAAGCCAAGAGCGGCACGAATACCCAGCGACCAGCATTCCAACAACTCTGCAAAGATGCTGCACAGCGAAAGTTTGATGCCGTTGTGATTTACGACATCAGCCGGGGAAGCCGTGATGTGTCGGACTGGTTCGGCTTCCGGAAACAAATGGCGATTTTAGGGATTCAAGTAATATCCGTGGAAGACCGCATTGGGGATATTTTGAACCCCTCTGATTACTTAACAGAATTAATCACGGTTGGGTTGGGGCAGCATCATGTGTTGACCAGTCGCCAAAAATCTATGGATAGCATTGCCACTAAAGCGAAGACCGGGCAATTCTTAGGCGGTACGCCAAATTTCGGCTATAATGTTGTGAATGGAAGATATGTCATCAATCCAGCAGAAGCGGAGATTGTTCAGAAAATTTATCGGATGTATGCAGCAGGGAAGAGCTATGGCGAAATTTTAGCAGAGATTGGGGAAGTACGTGGCAAACGTGGAAGGGTTATCGGAAAGAATAGTTTACACTATCTGCTGCGAAATGAACGATATATTGGTGTTTATAGCTGGTGCAAGTATCATCATAAAATCATGGGGAAGTATGCTGGAAACATCCCGAATGAAAACGCTGTCCGGATTGAAGACAGTATACCGGCGATTATTGATAAAGATACATGGGAAGCGGTGCAAATACGAATGAATGATAAAAAACAGCGTGCTTGTAACAAAGCAAAACGCAGCTATTTACTGTCTGGATTGATTGAGTGCACAGAATGCGGTGCAAATTATGTTGGGCATACGTCTACAAATAAGAAGGGATATTCTACCAGATATTATTGCTGTGGGAACAAGTACCGGAATCATACCTGCTATGCGAAAAATCTGAACGCAGAAGAATTGGAAGTATTTGTGGTACAGAACTTGAAACAATATCTATCTGATTTGGATTTTTCTCAAATGGCACAGCAGGTTGCAGATGAAATTAATGGTGCATCTGTTGACCTTAAAGCAGAACGAAAAGAACTGGCAGACATTATTTTTCAGCTGAACAATGGTACAAAGGCGATTTTAAAGGGGATTGACTACCCAGAATTACAAGAAGAAATGTTTCGGCTGCGTGTGCGGAAATCGGAATTAGAAGATATTATTCGGCGTGGAGAAGAGAAAAAGCCGGTCAGTGTGGAGAAGCTGGAACAACTTTTTCAGAATGCAGTTAAGCAGTTAGACACAGATACAAAGCAGATTTGCAAATCTATGGTGAAAATATATGCCCATCCAAACGGTGATTGTGATTTGGAAGTAGGCGTACATATTTCGGGTTGCGGGAGCCGGCAAACTATTTTATGTACAACATTTCATTATTTTTGCAAAAAGAAAATAGTATAATAGGGGACGCATAAAAAAATGAAACCGCCTTACCGGATGAATCCGATAGGGCGGTTTTGCATTAGAATAAAGTAAAATTTGCGACAAGTACAGTATACCATACTTTTTCATGATTTGTCAATAAAGTTGCTTGTCGAATTTTGTCGATGAAAATTATAGCTTTGCATCCAGAGAAGCCACATGCTTCAGAATTTGCTGTAGCGTGGATTCTTCGGTGTCCGGTTCAGTCGTCTGCGTTGCTTTCGTGAATCCGTTTAATCCGGCATTCTGTATCATGGTTGGATAATCTTTGTAGGCATAATCCAAATCCACATCGCCAGAAATGCCCAAAATACAGCCCGTCCAGCTATACTGCCATAGTCCATAAGACCCAGCATAATCTGTTTGCTGTACGCCAATATGGGACAGAAAAATATCATAGCGATTTTTGACCGCTGCACTGAAATTACTTTCCAAGGCAGATTTGAATGTATAAATTGCCGTATAATAACCGGCATTTTCCAACGCAGTGCAAAAGGCAGTGCATAACTCATCTGCTTGTGGAAGGCAGCGAGCCTCTTCGATGTCGAATGCAACTGGATATTCAAACTGTTTCCCCCGAATTGTTTGCAGGCAAACCTTTGCTTCCTGTTCTGCTTCGGCAGCAGTGGTAGCATAACTATACCAGTAAACACCGACCGGAATGCCCAACCGCTTGCAGGCAGCATAGTTTCGACTGAATTGGTCATCAATCTGAGAAGTTTCTTTGCCATAGCCTGCCCGAAGAATCGCAAAATCCACCAATCCGGATGCTTTTACTTTTTCCCAGGCAATCACACCTTGTGCATAGGATACATCAATGCCTTTTGCCATGCTTCCAGATGACCGCTGTGTTTTTGCAATGCCAAAGTACTTGTAAAAGTCATCTGTAACCGTGCCATTGCCTTTTGTCTCGTCACCCAGCCAGCGGTATCCTGTGCGGACATCCAGATGCGTGTACTGGTAACTACTTGTGATGTTGGCAATACCGCCAAAGCCTAAATCCTGAGCCTTGCAGCATACCGTTTTGCTGCTGATCGGCTGCCCGTCCTGCCCGTAACAGCAGACATCTGCAGCAGTGCCTTTGGTATGCTGACCGCTGCTCGTACCGCCAACCGCCTTGTCATGCTCTGGGCAGCGGTAGCCACTTGTCACGATGATTTTACTGCAATTCAGGGCAGTATAGAGGGCTTCCAGCTTGTCGACCAATTCAGATGCAATCAAAGTTTCGTGTGATTGTCCACACTGACACCGGAATTCACGTGCATTGAAATGCGGGGAAAGCTGGGTATTATCGTTATAATCATAATGATTCACTGACATCCTATCACCCTTTCTTATTTGTCCTTTTTCTGTAACAAATCAATCGCTTTTCGGAGTGGTTCGGGGAACTGCACACCCATCAATCCCACGTTTTCAACCATTGAAATCAACTCGTTTGCCATAAATGCGATACAAACGCCATCTCTCACGTAGGACGTATGCAGGACAGCGTCCACCTGCACGGCAACCACAACAAGTGCAAGCGTTGCAACCTTACGGCACAAACCTTTCCAGCCAACTTTAGATTGTAAGCCGCCTGATTCTGTTTTCGGGGATTTTTGAAAAATCCCTGCACAAGCTAACCCCATCAGGTAATCAATCGCCATAAAAACCAGTAAGGCTCTGATCGCCGCATCCCATCCCCCAAACAGTCCAGCAATCAGACCGCCGACCGTTCCGGCTGCTGCACAAATCCATTCTTTCATTCGGCCGCCTCCTCTTCACTGACATCAGGTTCTTCTTCCGTTTCTTCCGTCGGTGGTTCTCCGTCCGGCGTAATCGTAACCGGCACGTCCTCCAAATCTTTTCCGCCGTCTAAAAATTCTTGCAATGACATCAAAACGCTGTCATTTTCTCCGAGTTGCATTCCTGTTTTATAATTTGTATATCTTATGTACATAAGCTTAACTCTCCTTTGTAAGACCTGATACTGTCCATCCGTTTGCAACCAATGTTGCAACAACATCATCGGATGCAGCCGTCCGTTTCATTCCGGTTGCTGTAAACTTGCCTGATTTGACACCACTTGCGGCAAAATTTATCAAATTTGCGTCCATATCGGCTGACGTGATAGCTGTTTTGGATATGTTAACATTTTTAGGATATTTTGTACCAGAATAGACGCCTGTGATGTTTGAACAGTTGTATAAGCTCAGCAAGCTTGTAATTTTACCACCTAAATCGGATAAATCTCCTGTGATGTTTGGGCAGTTGTTTAAGTTTAGCGAGCTTGTAATTTTACCGCCTAAATCGGATAAATCTCCTGTAATGTTTGAACAGCTGTTTAAGTTTAGCGAGCTTGTAATTTTACCGCCTAAATCGGATAAATCCATCTTGTTTTCAGCGTCGTTTTGGATTGATAAGGATGTAATACTGTCAAAATCCATGCAAATCAGCCCATTGTCTGATTTTACATCAAACGTGCATTTGTCGTTTTGCACCTGTTGTCCGCCGTACTGCCACACAACATTTGTACCAGTTGCGGTTGCAGTAAACGTTCCTTTTCCATGCCGAAATTGGATACTGCCTGACAGTGGCAGGACTTGCTGCCCATTTACAAATACCATGCCATTATTTGCATTTGTGTAAGGGAAATCACTTTCGTTACTCTGTGTAATCCGAACCATACTATTTGCACCAGAATAAATGCTTTTTGTAGTACTATTGGTGCAGCTGTAAATTTTTGCGTCACCTTGTCCGGTTACATAAACAGCATACTGTGCATTGCCTTTAAATTCCGTACCAGAACAGCAAATGTTCGACATATCAGAGACACCAACTGCATTTTTAGAGTTGGCATTCACCACACAATCAGAAATCCGAACCGTTCCATTATACTGTGCAAGGATTGCGGTTGTGGATGTGTTTGCAGTATCGCTGTCGGTGTTGTCAATGGTGACTTTGGACAGATGCAAAAATCCATTTTCACAGACAAAATTCCCTTGAATGGTTGTTGTCGCTGCGGCATTGCCATAAATCCGAACATCTCGACCAAGCAGGGTCAATGTTTTGTCTGGAATGGGATAAGTTCCAGCTGCCAAATAAATGACAGCTTTCTTTGCGTATTGTGTAAACTGTAAAGCCGTTCTGAGTGTTTGCAGGGCTTTTGCTGCGGTGCTGCCGTCTTGTGTGTCTGAACCAACAGTGGCATTAACGTAAACTGTTTTAGTGCTGCAAGTATCATCAAAGTTGGAATGCAGAACAGTCAACTCGCCAATGACATTTTGTAAAGCTTGAATGTGTTGCAAGTCGGCTGGCGAAAGGCTGTTTAAAATTGCCATGTTGTTATGAGAATGATGTGTGTTTTTGATGACGCTCCACTTTGTAGCGTCAATATCATCAAGTACACTCTTGTTATCGTGCGTATGTGCAGAGGCTTTTAGCGTATCCACATCCGGCGACAAATCCAGCACAAACAACCCGTCCGGTACAATATCCAGAGCGTTGTGAGATACCGTGCTGATGGACGGCAATACCTGCCATGTTTGCTTGCCTGTTACTGTAACCAGCTTTGCGGTGCAGTATTTCGCTGATTCACCCTCTTCACATCCCGGCGTATAATCGCCCCAAGAGGCGGTCTCTCCGCTTGTTCCATTTTTGATGGTTGCTGTCGTTGTGCCATTTTTGTCTGTAGCGGTAATGGTTGCTCCTGTACTGGTTTCCGTTACGATTACCGTTGGAGAGAAACCATTTGCCCCATCTCTTCCATCCGTTCCATTCATGCCATCTTTTCCGGCTGCTCCAGTATCGCCTTTTTCACCTTTTTCACCTTTTTCACCTTGGATGCCCTGCAAGCCCTGTTCTCCAGTATCGCCTTTCTCGCCCTTTTCACCACGTTCGCCTTTTTGTCCCTTTAGAGATGTCAGCCATTCGGCTTCCGTGCCGGTATAGCCGTTCTCAACAGCGATTTCATAGGCAGATGCTCCATCCGCTCCATCGTGTACCGAAGCAATCTTTTCATCAATTTTTGCAATCAATTGCTGATACAAGTCCGGCGTTGGCGGAACGATTTCAGAACCGGAACTGCTGAATCCGGATTGCTCAATCCGCAGCTTAATAGGAGCTGTCGTTGCTCGCAGAGCCGTTTCATCGTCTGGAGCATAGCCAAACAGGCTCATTTCCGCACAACCTGCCTGCAATTCTGACGGCATTTTGCAGGAATAGCCATCTACACCAAGCGAGATATTATAGGTATTTTCGCCTTGCATAAATTGTACAACCTTATACAAGCCTTCCCATTCATTGTCAAACACGAATCGAAAGGATACAAAGGCAATCTGTCCATCTGCCAATTTGTCCCGCTCGATGCAATCAATCTGCTGCTTTTTTACCAAAAATTTCATGCGGTTTCCTCCTCCCAAGTTTTCGTTTCTTCGTTGAAAATCCAGTTCCCATCGCTGCAAATGATTTTGGATAGCACGTCCTCATGGTCAGCACCGTGCCTTGAATCCCAATTCGTGCCTTTTTCAATTGCATCCCACTGTGCTTTTGTGCCTTCGTAGGTGATTTCGGTCAGGCTGGAGCAGTAAGTGAGCATGCATGTTCCAATTTTCGTGCAGTTGGCAGAAATGGTTAAACTGGTTAGAGCAGTGCAACTCGTAAAAGCAAATCCACCAATCAGGCTGCTTTCTACTCGCACGGTAGTCAATTTTTTACATTCACTAAAAACATAGCTTTCCCATGTTGTTACGTTGAATGGAATGATAACGTCTGTAATTGCAGTATCGCAAAATGCATATGCTTCAAGGGATTTTACAGTGCTAGGAATTGTCAATTGCTGCAATCCGTGTCCAATATCAGATGTATTCACGGAAATAAAGAATGCTCCAATTCCAATTTCCGTCAAAGAAGATGGTAAGGAAACTGCTTCTGCGTTTGGGCAATCTTCAAACAGCCCGTTTCCAACTCTTGTAATACCATCTGAAATCGTGATTTTCTTAATATTGATATTCTTATAAAAAACGGAGCGTTCGCTTGACACATCTGTTACAAAGATAATCCCTGTTCTGTAATCATACGTTGCACCTGTGCCATACAAAGCCGCTTCTCCGTCATCGCAAATTGTATAATACACATCGTTGCCGCATTTTCCATACTGCAAAATGGTTCTGCCGGAAGCCTGTTCCAATCTGGCTTTGATTCTGTCGAGTTGGTCTTTTCTGGATTGCAATGTATTTTCCATATTTTGTATGGATACTTTTAGAAGAGATAATTTTGAATTTTTCAGGCTTCCTTGAATGGTATTTGGCTCTTCCGGAAGATTCTGCAATTTTTCCAGAGCAAGAGCAATATTTTCTCGCACATTCGTACCCCAAAGATTGTTTTGAATTTCCTGTAATTCGGTTGTAATTGCAATATCTGCCATTAAGCATGCACCACCCACTTATTTGCAATTTTTTGCAATGCAGAACACTGTTCTTCAAGTTCTTTCATTTTATCGTTCAACGCCGTTTGGGCATCATAAACTTCTTGGATTGCTGTATTTGTTTCTGTAATTTTGGTTTCCATTGCAGCAACCGATTCGTTTGCGGCGGTGACATCATCGCTGGATGCTGCCTTGCCTGCCAGCGTTTCCATGCCGCTTGCAATGTTGGTTCGCAGTTCTGAACCGCTGCTGGTTTCTCGAATGACTGCAATATTACTGGAAATATCAATCATAGAATCGCTCCTTTACGTTGCATATCGTTTTGCTGCTCCTTGTAACCGCCCCAAATCGGTATCCATATAGGGTGCAATGCCTTTGGACACTGCTTTCCCGTCCAGATTGACAGTGCTATTCACAGACACCCCTTGCATAGCGGATGCAATGCCTGTAATCAGGCGGTCATAATCAATGAACATCACTTCCGTTGCGTTTACTCGTGCGGCTTCCTGTGCATATTTTTTGCTAATGTCATGCGGAATGACCTGAGAACCATTCGGCAGGTTGACCAGTTCCCCTCGTCCACCTTCGTTCATGATAGCAAAGCCACCTGGCCAATCGTCAGTACCGTGTGCCAGATAATCGACATATCCAATGGATACGCCTGGGATGGCGTTGATAATATCAATTGCAAAATTCAAGCCGTCAATGAAATTATTGATTAAGCTTTTTGCTCCGCTGATTAAATTGTCAAAAGCCGTTCCAATGCCGTCAAATATGCCACCGACAAAGTCAGATAAGCCGTTCCAGAGGTTTTCAATGCTGTCCAGAACGTTTTCAAAAATACCCTTTACCGTATCCATGACACTTCGGATTTTATCAGCAATGCTGTCAAAAATACCGGAAATCGTCTCTTTTAAGTTGGAGAAGAAACCGGAGACGGCATCGACGACATTGGAAATGATTTCTTTTGCAGCTTCTACTTTTTCGGAAATCCAGTCTTTAATTGCAGAAACAATGTTTTGAATCGTTTCTTTGAGGCTTTCAAATAGGGCAGAAACAATTGCAATTGCCAAATCAATTTTCTCTTTGGTCTCTTCTACAGTATTTACAATCCAATCTTTTACAGTTACAACTGCATTTCCAATCCATTCGATTGCAGATTGAATCCACTCCACAATAGAAAGTGCTGCTTTCAAAATCCATTCTACGATTGGCGTCAATGCTGTTATGAGGTCGCTGACAAATTGCAGAATCCAATTGATGATAGGCGTTATGATGGGAAGTAAAGCATTCACAACTTCCATTACCACTTCAATAATTTTCCCAATGATTGGAATGAGATTTTCTGCGATAACGCCCACAATCTTTGTAACAGCTGTCATCAGGGTTTCAATCGTAGGGGAAATTGCTTGAAACAGCTCACCGAGCTTTGTTCCAAACTCTTGAAACAGCGGTTTTAACGTATCGATTACCGTTTGTATAGCAGGCAAAATTCCAGAAAAAAAATCGGAAACGGTATTCCGAAAATCTTCACTGGTTGTATAGCAATAAATGAATCCGGCTGCTAAAGCTGCAATTGCTGCTACAACAAGGAAAACTGGCGTAGACAATCCGCCAAGAACAGCAGAAAGTTTAGAAAGCATTCCAAAGCCGCTGCTTAAAGTGGAAGCAACTTTCCCGATTCCGGAAATTGCTGTGCCGACAGCAGAAACTGCCTTTCCGGCAACCATCAAAGAAGGACCAACTGCCGCTGCTGCCGCTGCAATTTTCCCGAATGGTACGCCGGCATCTTGTAGCTCTTGAAATTTCTGCCAAAGGTCATCCACCTTATCCACGACTTTGCCTATCGTTGTCTGTACTGTTGTAACGTTTTCAGAAATAGGGCTGAACAGCTCTGGCTG